TAGACAGTTTTTGGAAAGAATCCACAATTGGCCACTTTGGAAAAAAACATCTTATAATACTCACGGCGGACAACATAAAAATGGCGGAACACCTTTAAGAGGTAACTATGCTGGTATAGGTTATACTTATGACGAAGATAACGATATTTTTATAACTAAAAAACCTTATGCAAGTTGGGTTCTTAATACTTCAGAAGCAAGATGGCAATCACCTATAGGTGATGAACCAGCATTAACAGCTGAACAACAATCTCAAAATGATGCAGATACTCATAAATGGGGTTATGCTTGGAACGAAGCTGGTCAATCTTGGGATATTTCCGACGAAAAAGCATAATTGATCTAGATCAATTCTTTTTAATCACATTGACATTTTATAAAAAATGACATACTTAGAGTATAGGTATGCACAAGAAAGTATTAACAGAAGTTGATTTATATTACGGCGCTATCAATACGCCTAAAGGATTTGAAATTAAAAGAGATGTAATTAAGAATCAAATCTTAGACTCTTTTATAAAAGAAAAAAGAATAAGTGATAATATTAGAGATTATTCTTATTCTGATTATAAATTAGAATTTTCTCAAATTCATCAATGGTTACAAGATTATATGCGTGATCACTTTAGAAGTGAATATGATAAAACATTAATTAATAAATTATCTTGGGGAAATGTTTATGATTATAACCAAAAATCTTTTTCACGCACAACTGTAGATCCAGTGGATTTGAGAAATGCTCCGGACTATACCTTTATCTATGGAGTTGATGTGGGAAAAGATTCTACTGGTGTTATTATTGAATATGATGACAACAGAAGAAAAGGAAGAACGTGGCATATATCTTTAAACAACAATGACTTTGTTATGTTTCCCAGCACTCAACAATATTTTATTAGTCCCAATAAATCTAAACAAATGAATATAATTTTAACTACAACTTATGAATATATCTAATTATTTTTGGTACTTTCAATCGGTTGTTCCACCTCGAATATGCGATATGATTGTGCAATACGGTAGAGCTGTTAAAAAAGACCGAGAAGTTCAAGCGATTACTGGTGGTTTAGGTAGAGATCGAGATTTAAAAGCACAGCCTTTAACTAAAGCAGAATTAAAAGATTTAAAAAAGAAAAGAGACTCTAATATTATGTGGATGAATGATACGTGGATTTATAAAGAAATTCAACCCTACATACATCAAGCAAATAATAATGCAGGTTGGAATTTTGAATGGGATTTTTCTGAATCTTGTCAGTTTACAATATATAAAAAAGGACAATACTATGATTGGCACTGTGATAGTTGGGATAAACCCTACCAAGAAGAAGGACCATCAAAAGGTAAAATTAGAAAATTATCTGTAACAGTAACGTTAACAGATCCAAAAGAATACAAAGGTGGAGAGTTAGAGTTTGATTTTAGACAAAACGATCCTGATAAAAAAAGAAATATAAGAACTTGTACAGAAATATTACCTAAAGGTAGCCTAGTAGTATTTCCTAGTTTTGTGTGGCACCGTGTTAAACCCATAAC